CGCGCGATCCTGCTGGACTGAGAGGGGGTGCCCGGTGGACGGTAACGCCCTCAGCCCGCTGTTCATGGCTCCGACTGCCGCCATTCCGACACTGCCCTCCCTGGGGCTGTCCGAGGAGGAGCAGGGCGTCGCGAACTGGTTGGGGATGCGCCTGTTCGAGCAGCGCCCTTATCTGGAGCTCCGGGGCCTGTACTACGACGGCATGCAGAAGATGCAGGACCTGGGCATCAGCATCCCGCCGTCGCTGGTGGGTCTGCGCACGGTCGTCGGGTGGCCGCAGATCGGCGTGGATGCCCTGGACAATAGGTGTGTCGTGGAGGGTTTCCGATTCCCCGGTGCGACGGACGTGGACGACGACCTGCAGGGCATCTGGCAGGCGAACAAGATGGACGGCGAGTCGCGTCTGACCCACTTGGACGCCCTCGTCTACGGGCGCGCCTACAACATCGTCGGCCCGGGTGACGACTCGACGGGCGGTCAGCCGCTCATCACGTCCGAGTCGCCGCTGAACATGATCGCCACCTACGACGCCCGGATGCGGCGCGTGTCCGGGGCGTTGCAGATCTACATGGACACGGACTTCACCTCGGACATGTACGGGCAGGAGGTCGCGGCCCTGTACCTGCCGGACCGGACGATCTACATGGCCCGCCAGTCCTACTCAGGCAACCCGGCCGCGGTGAAGTGGGACATTGTTGAGCGCGACGACCACCAGCTCGGGCGGGTGCCGGTGGTGCGGATGGCGAACCGTCAGCGGCTATCCAACCGCGTCGGGCAGTCGGAGATCAACGCGGCGTGGATGAATACGACGGATTCGGCGTGCCGGACCATGCTCGGCATGGAGGTTGGGCGCGAGTTCTTCTCGGCGCCTCGCCGGTATGCGCTGGGCGTGACCGAGGAAGCGTTCCAGAACGCTGACGGGTCCGCGAAGACCGCGTGGGACACCTACCTGCACAAAGTTTGGATGTTGGAGCGCGACGAGGACGGGAACCTTCCGACGATCGGGGAGTTCGCCGCAAACGACCCTTCGGTGCACACGAAACTGATGGACGAGTACGCGCAGATCATGTCCGGGAACATGGGCGTTCCGCCGCACTTCCTGGGCATCTACACGCAGGGCAACCCGGCGAGCGCGGACGCGATCCGCTCGGGGTACGAGGAGCTCACGTCCCGCGCGTTGAAGAAGCAGGTGGCCTTCTCCGACGACTGGGAGGAGACGATGCTGCTCGCCCTGCTGATCCGCGACGGGTCGCTCCCGGACAACGCGGCGCTGCTGGAGACCGACTGGCGCGACCCGGCACCGCAGACCATCGCCGGCACCTCGGATGCGATCACCAAGCAGATCGCGTCCGGTGCGATCCCGGCGACCTCCGATGTGACGTTGAAGCGGCTCGGGTACTCCGCAGTCGAGCGGGCACGCCTGGCACAGGACCGTGCCGTCGACCAGGGCACGTCGATGCTCATGCAGATCGCGCACAGCATGGAAGCCAAGTCGCTGCGGACAGAGAAGATCGTGACGTCAGACCTTGCCGACCAGCTCGTGCCGGTCAAGGTCCCTGACGGTGCGGCCCCGACGCCGAACGTGATGCCGAAGAAGGTGCCGGTCAGTGTCCCAGCCAACGGTTGAGGCGCCACCCCGGCCGGCGGATGAGCACCAGGTAGGGCAGGCGGCTCTCGTCTCACTGATCCCGGCCCTGCTGCGTGAGGCGTGGCCGTTGCTGGACCTGCACAACCTGCAGGCCACGATGCCCCAGTTCACGGCCGCAGTCCGGGCCGTCGTGCAGCGGTACGGCCAGGCCTCGGCGGCTGGCGCGCTGGCCTACTACCAGACCGAGCGCGCGGCCGCGAACGTGCCCGGTAGGCCGTCGCTGAAACTGGCCCCGTCGCCTGCGGACTCGGTGATCGAGTCGGCGGTGTCGTGGGCGACGACGGACCTGTTCGGCCCGGTCACCACTGAGACCACCGATGCCGCGATGGCCCGGCTGGACGAGTCGGTGTCGCAGATGGTCCTCGACCAGGGCCGGGCGACGATCATCGGCGCGGTCAAGCAGGACAAGTACGCGAAGGGCTGGGCTCGCGTCACGGAGCCGGGCGCGTGCTCGTTCTGCATAATGCTGGCGCTAAGGGCCGGTGCCGGGATGCTCTACAAGCGGCAGTCGGGGGCTGACTTCCAGGCACATGACCACTGCCGCTGCCACGCGGAGCCCGTCTGGAACGCCTACGAGCCGTCCGCGCGGATGCGCGAGGCGCAGGCGACGTGGGTTGACGCCACGAAGGGCCGGTACGGCGCCGACGCACGTGCCGCGTTCCGGCAAGCTCGTGAGGGCCGCCCGGTGACCGGCACGACCGGCCCACTCAAGAAGGCCGCCACGCTCGGCAAGTCGACCATGACCCGCCCGCAGGTTGAGCACCTGCTCGGTGTCGCGCAGGGCCTCAAGGATTCCCCGTATCGCACGGGGCAGATCGCCCGACTGAGCAAACTGCTCGCCGGCAAGTGAGGAGAACGCCATGGCAGGCAAGAAGCCCAGCAGGAGCACCTCGAAGGACATGCGACTCAAGACCAACGGCCCCAAGGCCGCTGCGCCTGCCGCTCCCAGCGCAGGCAATACGGCGGCGCCGAAGTTCGGCTCGCCCGCCTGGCGCGCGAAGTACGACAAGAAGTGATCGGCGCCTGACATGGCCGATTTGAGCACGTCAGGACGCGAACAGGCTGCGAAGTCGGGGATGGCCATGAGCACCGGATCATTCCCGATCAAGACGATGGCCGACATGCACAACGCGATCATGGCCGTGGGCCGCGCCAAAGGTGGCGCCGCCGGTCAGGCCGCGGTGCGTCGTTTCATCATGAAACGCGCCAAGGCGCTTGGCGGAATGGACCAGATCCCCCCGTCATGGAACGCAGACGGGTCCCTGAAGTAGCACCTCCCCCAACACGTCGAAGCCCCGGTCTGGTGCCGGGGCTTTGGTGTGACCGCTCAAAGTCCCTGGAGGACTCATGTCCGAACAGCCCACCGTCATCACTCCCGAGGCTCCTGCAGGGCCTGCGGGCGTCACCGACGACCAGGCGGCCGCGCTACTGGCGGACGCTGTCGCAGCAGCCGACAAGGTCAACGCTGAGACGCCCAACGCGTCCCCGTGGGATGACCCGGCCGTCGCCAAGGCCGAGATCGAACGACTCCGCAAGGAGAACGGCGCCGACCGCGTCAACGCCAAGGCTCAGGCGGCCACGGATGCACGCGCATCTATGGCTCAGGAGATCGGCAAGGCGCTCGGGCTCATCAAGGGCGACGAGCCGGCGGACCCGGCCGCACTCACCGCACAACTGACCGCCGCTGGCGCCGATGCGCGTCAGGCCAAGATCGAACTGGCCGTGTTCCGTGCCGCGCAGGCAACGGATGCGGACCCCAGCGCACTGCTCGACTCGCGTGCCTTCCTGGTGAAGCTCGCGGACGTGGACCCCTCAGATGCGGCGGCCATCACGGCGGCCGTCACTGAGGCTGTCGCCGCGAATCCCCGGCTCGGGAAGCCGGTCACCCCGGGCATGAAGCCCAACCAGGCTCAGGGCCGTTCGGCGTCCGCGCCGCTCGGCCTCGCTGAGCAGATCGCCGTGGCCGAGAAGGCCGGCGACATGAAGGCAACCATCCGGCTCAAGGCCGCGATGGGACTGAACAACTCCAACTGAGGCACCGGCACTCGCCTAGCCCAGTTACGACCCGAAGGAGCCGATCATGGCTGCAGTTGCTGGGCAGGGCACCACTTTCACCCTCCCGAACTACCACGGTGAACTCTTCACCGTCACCCCCACCGAGACGCCGCTGCTGTCCGCCATCGGCGGCCTCAGTGGCGCGAAGTCGACCACGGCCACCCAGTTTGAGTGGCAGACGATCGACCGTCGCACATCGACCACGAACAACGTCGCGCTTGAGGGAGCGACCGCCCCCGCGGGCACGGAGCGCGCACGGTCCAACGTGACGAACGTGGTGGAGATCCACCACTCCGCGATCGAGATCTCCTACACGCGGCTTGCCGCGCAGGGCAACTTCGCGGGTGCGAACATCGCCCCGGAGTACGACGACCTGGTCCTCAACGAGCTCGTCGTGCAGACGATGGCCGAGTTGGAGTCCATGGCTGTCGACGTGGAGCAGTCGTTCCTGAACGGCGTCTACGCCAAGCCTGCGGACAACACCACGCCTCGCAAGACGCGCGGCATCCTGCAGGCGATCACGACCAACGTCAACGCGAACGGCGGCGTCACCCGCCCGCTGTCCAAGGCGATCGTGGACGCGACCCTGCAGACGGCGTTCACCAACGGCGCGAAGTTGCCCGCGGCGAGCACGGTGTTCATGTGCGGCGCGGCGCAGAAGGTCTCCCTGTCCAACGCCTACGCGATCCCGGCGTTGAACCAGGTCACCCGCGACCGCACCATCGGCGGCGTCGCCGTCGACACGCTGGTCACCGACTTCGGCGTCTTCGGCGTGATGCTGAACCGCTGGATGCCGGCCGGTCAGGTCGCCGTCCTGGACCTGAGCGTCCTCTACCCGGTGTTTTTGGCGATCCCTGGCAAGGGGCTGCTCTTCACCGAGGAGCTGGCGCGCGTCGGTGCGGCCCGCAAGTTCCAGCTCTACGGGGAGATCGGGCTGGAGTACGGCCCGGAGCTCTACCACGCCCTCATCAAGGACCTCATCTGATCCTGAGAGCGGCTGACCGTGGGGGCATCGCAAGGTGCCCCCACGGTGCTCCCATCCACAACCTGAGAGGCGGCCCTGGACGTGGCTGACGCTGACATCTACCGCACCATCCTGGCCGCCGGTTCGATCACCGCGGCCGGAAGCACCGATCCGATCCACGTCGCGAGCGACGTGGATCCTGACGGCATCGACTTCATCATCAACCTGACCGGGTTCACCGGCGGCACCACCCCGTCCATCACGTTCTCGGCAGCGTGGGACAACGACGCCAACTCCGACACCTACCCGCCCGCAACGTGGGGCGCAGCCACATCCACGGCGGCACTCACAGCCGCCGGTCGCGTCGTCCTGACCCTTCCGAGGGTCTTGGGCGCCGGCAACACCACTCCCCGCTACGTGCAGTTGTCCTGGGCCATCGTCGGCGCGCCGACCTCGGTCAACCACTCCGGCATCTTCTGCGAGTAAGGAAACCCATCATGTCCAAGTTCACCGCAACGCACGGCGTCGAGTTCGGCGAGCAGGCGGCACCGAAGAAGGACGGCGCCGAGCCCGGTCCCTACCTCGCGTGGGCCAAGTTCGAGCACGACCGCACCCTGGACACCCGTGAGGGCGTGCGGACGTACACCTTCAGCACGGACGACGAGAAGGTCGCCGAGCGGTTGCGCGCCGTCAACGACTACGGCATCGCCGAGGTTGACGTGCCCGCAGAGGTGCCCGAGACGCCCGAGACTCCGGTCACGCCCACAGCCTGACCCGCTGACCGCCTGATCGCCTGACCGAGGGAGACGAGCACATGAGCGCACCGATCGCAGTGCCCGCCGACCTCGCCACGTACCTGGGCGTCGACCTCACCACCATGGACACGGTCCGCGCCACGCAGAGCCTGCAGCTCGCGCAGGACCTGTGCGAGACGATCTGGTCCCCGATCGGCGCCACGGCGCTGGGGACGATCCTGGCGGTGGCCGCGCGGCAGTTCGTGAACGTCTCATCGGCCGCCAGTGTGGCGCTCGGCACCGGGCACATCGCCTACGGTGCCCCCGGGGCCACACAGGGCGTCGGCGGCCTGTACCTGTCCCGGTCGGACAAGACGACGCTGCGTCGTCTCGCCGGTCGTGGCGGTGCGTTCTCCACGTCCATCCTGCCGGTCGGCGCGAGTGCGGTGCTGTCCGTGACCGTGGTCGCCACCGCGGGCACGTACACCCTGAACTTCGCCGGGGCGATCACGGCCCCCATCGCGTTCGACGCGACCGCCGGCGCCGTACAGGCTGCACTGGAGGCGCTCGGGGTCATCAGCGTCGGCAACGTG